AATCATTAGCCAATACTGATGGCCCATCGTCTTCCTCTTCGTCAAGCAACCCATATTGAACAATGTTGCCAGCCTCGTCAACACCCGCCATGCCTGTTGTGCTTGATACGACTGGGTCGGGCGTTATCACTGTGCCTTGGCCGAGTGGGTCGCCATACAGCTGATAGTTCTCCAACCCTGCAACAAAATCAGAAACGCCTGCTCCTGGAGAGGTGAATGGCGTAACTTCTGAGGATGCATCGTAATCAGGGGTGACGGGAGGCAAGTCTGCAGAAACAATCTGCCCAATGTCACTTGAAGGCAATACTGAGCTTGTTGTTTCAATGCCACCTACGTTGCTGTGTGGGTTGACGAATCCTGTTGGGCCAATGTATGGCTCGTCCCCGAACAACTCATTAGCAATCATCCCGAGCATGCCGCCAGACTCAATATAATTACCGCCTGCGTCACCAATCATCTCAGGAATTGTTGTTGGTTCTGGGTCAGCGACTGGCGTTGTATAATTATTGGCTACGGCTAATTTTGGATCTACTTCGCCTATGCCATAACCGATGTCAACAATTGATCCTTGAGGATTCGCAAAAGTGTCGCCAGCCGAATAAACGTCTGTGCTGTAATCGCTGACATAGTCTGTGCCGCCCAGCGAGCTGCCCACAGGGAAGTCCGAAGCTGAATAAACACCATCGTCAAATTGATCTAGCGGAAAGTTTTGCGCCTCTGCGACTGCTTGGGTTGTGTCGCTGAAAGAATCTGGGCCAATGGTTCCAACGTATTGGTTAGTCAAGTCTGAAACAAAAGCACCACCATAATCAATGTCAGGGTTGAAAGCCTGCAGGTCTTGGCCAGACTCGTAAAGCATATCGCTCGGGTCAGAAGCTGCAATGATTACGTCTTGACCTTCTGGGCCACCGATGCCTGTGATTACGTCCGCAACATTCTCGTCATTGTAAAGATCAAGAAGTGCATCTTCGTCGTAAACATCAACGAACCCATCTCCATCTGTGTCGCCGATTATCGTGTCGTCAACAATCGTGGTGTCGTAATATGCTGCTGTGTCGTCTGTGTTGACAACGCCATCGCCGTTAATATCGCCGACAACGCCTGTGTCGGTGCCTGTATTAGTTCCTGTGTCAATTGTTGGGTCAACTGTGACGATGTCTTCAGTCCCGTAAACTGGCAAAGTGCCAAACATCCCGAAAGTTGATCCTGGGCTCCACCTGCGGCCATAGATCGGTGCTGCGCCACCGCCCAAACGACGTAAGGCAAAAGGATCTCCACGACCTAAACCTGTGAAGTAACCAGATTCGTTGTCGTCCTCAAAAAGAGCTTGCTGAAATAAACTGCGTGGGGCTGGTGCTATTGCCATGCTAACCTCTCATCGGAAGATTCGGTGGGATGCCTTGTGCCATCATCATTTCTCTGTCGCTGATCGCGCCACCGCCCATAGGTTGAGCTGGGGGTGCTGCTGGGACAGGAACTTGGGGCGTTCCAGCTGGGGCTGCAGGTTGGGCAGTTCCTGCCATGAATGAACTCAATGCGCCCATGGGTTGCTCATTACCGCCCATGCGACCACGCATCTCTTCAATTTTGCTTTGTAGGTAACTCATCATTGACTCTTGCGAGTTCGGATCGAGATCTTGAGTTGGTGCGCCACCTTGAGGAGTCATTTGAGGAGATGGGGGCAGCGCACCCATGCCTTGAGGCATTTGTTGACCGCTGAATGCTGCAGGGTTGACTGGAGCCATAGGCAGGACTTCCGCCGATGCCCTAGATATCATTTGGTCGATTGTTTCTGGCATCTTTCATCATCTCCATTTGTAACTTAGCAGCATTCTTTTCGCGTTCAATTTGCAAGTCTGCCTCCAACTTGGCGATCTTTGCTTGAAGTTCCGCGTTTGATTTTTGCTGATTGATGTCAAGCTGCTGCTGCGCTTTGGCTTGATCGATCTGAATGTCGGACTGTGCTTTGGCTTGATCGGCTGCAATCTCTGCTTGTGTGCGTTGTTGCAAGGCTTGTGCCTCGAGCTCTGCGAGTTGCTTGGCGTATTGAAGTGTGCCTTGCTGACCTTGGCCTTGTTGGCCCATCTGCTGAAGTGCACGGATTGGCGCCATCTGCGGCGCTTGCGCAACAACCTGAGCAGCACGCTGAGAAATAAGCATGTCCATTTGCGGGTCGATGTCGTCCAACTTGAACTTAGGATCACGCACATTGGGCAGATTCGGCAATGGCATGCCGATCGCACCTTCCATGCGCTGACGATACAACAATGCTACGTGTTCGGCCATGTGGGCAATCAGTATTGGTTGCATTGCCTTGGCTGCTGGGTTGCCAGCGAGCGATGGGTCTTGCATGAATTGCATGTGAACTGCGAGGTGTGCTTCGTGATCTTGCTCTGGGAAAGCCTTGATTGGCTTGCCATACATGACACTCATGTTCTCGTCGATTGGGTTGGTGCGTGGTGCTTCTTCTGGTTTCTTCAGAACTTCGTCAATGTTAGGTATGCGGATCGCCTCATACATACGCTTGTAGGCTTCATACAGATCATGGAGCTGAGGAGCTGCACGAGCCATCTCAAGGATTGCCTGAGCTTGTGCGATCCGCTGGGCAGTGCTGAAGATGTTCGGGTCACTGACGGGAATGATGTCAATGCGCTGATTAAAGTCTAATGCATAAACTGTCTCTGAAGCTCCCGCAACGGCGAACTGGAAAGACTCTGGAAGGTTCTCAGCGTTCAACTTAGCCAGCAGTTTAAATTCTTGTCCTTGTGCATAGTGTAGACGTTTATGAATCGCTGAGAATGATTTTGAACCTTGTTCGATCAACGCAACAGTTGATCCGACAGGTGCATTGGGATTGACATCGCCGACATTCAAGTCAGCAGTGCTTGCGAACCTTTGGCCAGCGCCAGTGATCAGCCCCAACAGCTGGAACAATGTGCTTGAAGGTTCTTTGAATGGGAGAGGCATGACTGCTTTGTTGACATCGTCAACTGTTGCGTCAAGGTCAACAAACTCTCCAGGATTGACTTCGATCTCACCGCCACTGACTCTGCCTTTCAGCTTAAAGCCACCTTGCATGTTTGCGAAGGCTGCTGAGTCCAACAATGCGCGCAATGCGCCAGTGGCTGCTTTGCCCAGACCGCCGATCATGTGATATAGGCCGAAACCGTAAAAACCAAGACCAGGAAGGAACTTATAACTGACGAACCAATCTCTGCGCTTGTGATCAGGATCACCATCTTCCCAGTTGCGTCTGATTGACACAATCTTTTCGGAATCGTAATCAAGCGTAATTACGTATGGCAATGCGACTAGGTTGTCGCTGTCCTCATCCTCAATGCCATCAACACCCTCAAACGCCTCGTAAACATGCATCTCTAACAAGGTCATGACCTCGTCTTGCGCATCTTCAGCATATGGGTTCACACCTTCAATGTCAAAGGTTGTGTCGCCTGATGGGTCAATGCCATCGCCTGAATAATCAGTCGGGCGATACCATCCCGCCTCAACATAACGATTGTAGTCGTTTTTGGGCATACGGATGACATGGGTGTAGCGGATTGATGTGTGGATGTCGGTGCTTTCTGGCGCAACAACAAAGTCTTCAGCTTTGACGAACTTTGAGCATTGGCGATTGAGCGTTGAATCCCACCACACCTTTTTGAATGTCTGGCCAACCAGTGGTAAGTGGAAAAGCATCTGATCAAGATCAGGGAAATACTCAGGCATCTGCTCCATGATTTGGTAGTTCATGAAGTCTTTGACACGACGAGCTTGATCTTCTGTTTCTTCGTTGGGTTCGCCGACGATGACTGTTTTGACTGGGCCACCTGCGGGATACAACTCGGCGATGGCTCGCGCGTTGAACTGAGTAGCTGCCTCGGCGATCATTGGGTGAACAACTGTGCTGAGGCCACGTGATGCGCGTTCTTCTTCAGACTCCTCAAGCCCACCTTCAGGATCAAGCGTCTTCAAGCCTTTTTTGTAACGCTCTTCCCACTCGGATCGCGCCGACCTGTCGCCTTCATAATATTTAACAAGCATTGATGACTTGCGGTCAAGCTCTCGCTCGTCAATAAACTCTGCAAGGTTAGCGTCAAACGCCATCTCAGGTTCAGCAAAAACATCGTCAAGTGCAGGGTCGCCTATCAGAACCTCATCTTCACCAAACGCCTCAACCTGAAGATCATCTGCTGGAGCAGCTTCCGCAAAGGGAATCTCGTCTGGTTGTATCTTGATGGGTTGTCTAGCCATACATCGTCACCCTTTTTCTTGGCAGCTCGTCATCATACTCTTCAAAGTCTTGGGAGTGAGTGACAAACCAACCTTTCCGTAGTCGCAACCACGCCTGCGTGCATGTGTCAACTATATCGTCATTGTCACCTGCAGGAAAGGCTGCGCAGATATCTATTAAATTTTTAGCCCATTTTTTGTCAGAAGGAAAGTAAATTCTGCCATCTTCTAAAAGAGCAGAGCTTGCATGGGCTCTTGCTTCCTTGTCGCGGTCTGGTGAATATTCAAGAACTGGCACACCCGCCATGCGCAAATCTTGTATCAAACTTTGGCCAGAAGCCTTCTTCTCAATCAACACTGCGTCAGGATCAAAATCCTCATAAGACTCTTGCGCGATGCGTCTCAGCTCTGGATAAGTAACTCTGTCATACCACATGTCAAGAACTATAGCGTTAATTTGGCCATTGCGCTTGAAAACTCCCCATGTTGTGCGAGCGGAGTATGATGTTTTTTCTTTTGTTGAGAATGCAGTGTCCCAAGATTGCAGCACATATTCAATCTCAGGCAGGTCGTCGCTTTCCCAAGGCACCCACCACTCTGCTTTCAAAATACCGCCACCTTTGGGCATTGGTCGCTGTTGTAACTGACCAGCAGCAGCATAAGTCCCGAGCGAACGCTCAAGATTGCCGAGAGTTTGCTCGTCAATACGATCTGGCCAAAGCAAGTCACCTTCCCGAGTGCGTGGGTCAGTGAAACCGAGGGATGAGCGCGTATGCGAAGGATGACCAACCTCATAACGCGCAGGCAAACACAAATGATCCCAATCATCATACTCATTGGCCAAAATGTGCCCTGTTAAATCATTCTCATGAACACGCTGCATAATTATGACGAAGGCACCTGTCTTTGGGTCATTGAGACGAGTCTGCATCGCCTGATCCCACCATTCAAGAACACCTTCCCGCACAGCGGAGCTTTCAGCCTCCCGAACATTGTGTGGGTCGTCAATCACGATAATGTCGCCACCTTCACCAGTCAACGCACCATCAACCGAGGTTGCAATCCTGTGGCCAGTCTTGTCGTTCTCAAAGCGTTGCTTTTGGTTCTGGTCGCCAGTCAGCTTGAATGATTCGCCGAAGTGAGTTTGATACCATGGGCTGTCAATCAGACGCCTACATTTTACCGAGTCCCTAACGGAAAGTGATGATGCGTATGACGCAAACAAGAAACGCTTCTGCGGCTGGATGGTCCACGTCCATGCGGGCAATGCAACTGCCACCGAGATTGATTTCATGTGACGAGGGGGAATGTTGATGATCAGACGTTTGATGTCGCCTTCAACTACAGCCTGAAGGTGGTCAGATATTGCGTCAATGTGCCAGTTGTCGTGAAACTCGCGTCCTGGTTCAATCGTTGGCCAAGAGTTGCGTGTGAACTCCTTCAACGATCTCCTCATCTTCTCCGCTCGAATCTCCGTCAATGACAGCGTGTTCAAGAACTCGTTCAATTGCATTTAGGTCATTGTCCGTCAGTTTGCTTATGTCTAGCACTTTTCTTTCTTCAATCTGTGCTTTTTCTTCCACTGCTTTTAAATCAGGCACGCATTTACCGAGAAGAGTCTTGGCGGCCATGACGCGTAACTCTGGGTCTGCGGATATGTTACCAGCTTTTGTGGCCAATCCGTCAGGATCCTTAACATAAACAGGGAATATCTCTTTGCCAGCCATCACATCGCTCAAAAAACCAACAGGATCTGCTTGGCCCATGATCCAATTGATTGTTGCGTGGTGATTCCATTTGTATGGCTTTTGCCGAGCCTTTTTCTGGTGTTTCATTGGCTCAACTGACTTGAATTTGCCGTCCCAAGCCTCTGGTTTGACAGGCTGACCCATCTTCACAGGTCTTTTTACAATAACCTCTTCTTCCTTAGGCTTCCTCGGACGACCTCTTTTCTTAGGCTCTGAAGACATATTTATTACCTTTCGACCGATGTTTCAGTGGTCAACTGTGAGATTTAGTGTCAATAGTATCGCTGATTTTTTGGCAAAAAGAAAGCCTCCATTTTCAGGAGGCTAGTTTTGAGGCTCTGAATCAGAGCAGTATAACGGAGATCAACATGAATCCTACTTCAATGTTAGTCTCCTTTGGCCAAGGAATCAACAATCATCGCAGGTGTGACGCAAGAATTTTCATACGTCCAGTATTGTTCGTCCCAAGTCTCACACCCCAACAACCAGTTAATTATAACGAAAGCGAACAAGATCCCGAACAATGCACAACCGAGGAATGCCAAGACGCTGCCTAATATTTTATTGCTCATGCTTGCCTCCATTCAAAATCTTTTTCAAACTTGATTTGCTCAAAGCCATCATACTCAGTGATGATGAACTTCTCGCCTTGATTGACCCAGACGATCTTAACATCTTTCGCACCGAGCGCAGAACCGAGCTTCAAATCAATACAAAGATTTTCAGCCTCGTCATGTTTGCCTTCAAGGAACAACTTATTGAACCTTGCATCCATCGGATCAACCTGATTCCAAGTTGACCACCCAGAACCATAATCAAAACTCACCGCAACAGCAATCTTGCCATCTTTCACGATCTTAATCATTGGCCACCTCCATGTGTTTCTCATTGATGCAAAAGAAGATGTTATCAATGCGAGCATTCCAAACATTAGGCCAATCAGTCTTGACAACTAGAGTGGCCTCTCGGCCACAATAGAAGTTGTTAGGGTCACGGATGATGACTTTGTCTTTTTCGTTAAACATGATAGTTTCCTTTCTCAAAAGTTGTAGTCGTAAAACTTGCGTGGCTCAGTTGACAGCACGTGCTTACCGAAGTTGCTATGGAAGTTGCCGTCTTTGCGCAAACGTGCACGCAACACCATGCCCTCGGGTGCTGACTTGTAGTTCCATTTTTGTTGGCCTTGGTTAACGCAATGTCCCGCAAAGCCTCCAGGAATAATCTCTGGCTTAAAACTTTCGTCTTGTTCAGCAATCATCGCTCTGACCTCAATGGTCTTAGGGGAAACAACCCGAACAATCTCAAAAGGAGTCACATCGCTCCACCCATGCATATTCGCGTGAGTGTATTCAATGGCTACAACTTCGTAAACCAAAGTCAAAACATAATTACCAGAACCCTGTTCAACAGGCAACTCAGCCACAACAGCCTCAGCCTCCGCAAGCGTGTCAAAAGTTTTCTCAGCGCGATTTGAAGTTTTAATGTGTTCAGCGTGCTTGAAATATTCCACGAAATAAACAGGGATCATTTCAACAGAACGATCATCAGAGTGAATCGTTTCAGTGACCTTAATAGCGTAGCGAGTAATCATTGGTTAGTTCCTTTCTCAGTTGATAAGGTATTCTCTCTCTTTTTTGATCAAAAGGCAACAAAAAAGTTATGAAGAAAGCAAAATTGTTTCCCTTTGTTTACAGTCACTTACAAGATACACGCAGAAAAGTTCCCAGAGTCTGGGTTGCGTTTCCCCATGTTTTTGAGTCTGGGAACGCCTGTTTTTCCTTTTAAATCCAGAGACTTGCGCCATGCCGAAACCAACGAAACCACAAATCCTGAAATTTTTCACACACAAACAACAACCCAAATTTTCCCCTTATAATAAAGAGGCCAAGGACGGGTCCAAAAACAACTCGTGTCTAAATCTTTGGTTTCGTTGGTTTCGTCGTTGGTTTAAAAAAGAAAGTTTGGGTTCGATGTGCTTCTTTGAAAAATTCTTCTTTCCTTTTTAATCTTTCCGAGGCATAGTAAAGTTCCACTGAGAAAGGAGATGAGATGCCTAAGGTTTATGTAGTCAACCGACCCGTCAAGAATAAATTTGGGTGGGTGCCTGACTTGAGTGATGCTACGAGGTATGGAACGCTCGAGGTAGTTTTTGAACCTGAAGACAAGCCTCAATATGTTCCTGGACCCAGCATACAAAAAGCTCGCAGAATTATGAAAGACTTCTCGCCAGAGGACTATGTGCTTTGGCCTGGAGGTGGTGACCCAATTGCAGCCATGACAGTGTGCATGATTGCGAGCGAGTTGTCACCAATCGTGCGTATCCTACGTTGGGAGCGCAATATCGAGGAGGGTGAAAGGGATCGCCGTAAAGGTTGGTATATGCCTGTAGCTCTCGAACTGAGAAAGGTAGGAGAATATGAAAGAAGTAGATCTGCTTGAGGACGTGGCACCAGCGTCAAACGAACTTGGTGCAGTTGCAGATATGGCTCGGAAGATGCAAGATCTCGCCAATGAGATCAATCGCATTGAAGATACATTGAAGCAAAAAAAGCAGGATCTCAAAATGTTGGCTGAACATGACTTGCCTGATTTAATGCAGGAACTGAACATCCGAGACTTCACTTTGACCAATGGTTCAAAAGTTGAAATCAAAGATGTGATTACTGGGTCAGTCCCATCCCAAGGTGCAATAGATCGCGCCAAGGGTGACGACAAGGACGAACTCAGGATTCGCCAACAGCAGTGCTTTGAATGGCTACGTCAGAATGGTGGCGCAGACCTAATCAAAAGTAATGTTGAGGTTCAATTTGGTCGTAATGAGGATGACGCTTGCAATGAGTTCACTAACGAACTTCGCTCTCGTCATATGCATTACAAACGAGGCGTCGGAGTCCATCCTAGTTCGCTCAACTCTTTTATTAAAGAGCGTCTAGCAGAGGGCAAAGAAGTCGATCTTGACCTGTTCCGTGTTTACACAGGTCGCATAGCCAACATAAGGAGTTAATCATGGCAAACGTAGCAAAGAAAGAAACTGGCAACAATGTAGTTGCATTCGACGATTCAATCCTGATTGAAGACGCAGGCAAAGGCACAGAGGGCATGACCCAAGAGGATCTCATGATCCCACGCCTGAGCGTGTTGCAACAAATGTCACCCCAAGTCAACAAGCGTGACGGTGCATATGTTCAAGGTGCTGAAGCAGGCATGATTCTTGACAATGTAGCAGCTGAGGCATTCGACGGTGAAGAAGGCATCACAGTGATCCCAATCAGCTATCGTCGTGCGCACATTGAGTGGAAAGCAGACAGAGGTGGATTGGTCGCTGACCATGGGCCAGACTCTGCTTGTCTTGAGGGTTGTTCACGCGGTGACCGAGGTGAATACCTCACTGCTGAGGGCAACGAGATCGTGCCGACAGGCGAATACTTCGTGTTCGTTGTTGACAAGGATGGGAACTATTCACCTGCTCTTTTGAGCATGGCGAAGTCGCAGCTGAAAAAAGCTCGTCAGTGGAACTCAATGATCAATCGTCTGCAGATCCCTCACCCATCAGGCGAAGGAACACTGAATCCAGCGATGTTCTGGAACGCCTACAACCTATCAACTGTCCCTGAAGAAAATGACCAAGGCTCTTGGTTCGGATGGTCAGTAAAGCAAATGTTTGACGCTAAGTCTGGCGGCATCATACACAACTTGCCGAACGGCAAGGCAATCTACCTAGCAGCTCGTGATTTTAAAGCACAAGTCGCTGCAGGTGAAGTAAAGGTATCACCAGAGTCCGCACCTGAGGATAACGACGTAATGTAACTGTGGCGTCGTTAGGGGGAAGCAGGGTTAATTTTCGTTAACATCGGCATTCTGCTTCCCCCACTTCAGAAAGGAACCGAGGATGAAGCCCAATCAAGTAAAAAGATTCATGGACCTGTTCAGAGGCTACGAGCTTGCGCACGGCCAATACAGAGTTCAGAAGACAGAGGCCGACGGAAAAATGTCAGGCCGAGCAGTAACAGTTAGCGAACCCGCAACCCAACAAAACTTTGAAGCGCATCTCAATGGTGGTGATTATATTCTAGGCATCATCATGTTGCGCCAGAACAATGCGTGCAACTTTGGGGTCATTGATATTGACATCCGAGGCGATGTTAAGCTGAATGAGTCGCTTGAGCAACTTGAAAAGAAGATTGAGAAGACGCCACTCGTTTTATGCAGGAGCAAGTCAGGAGGTGCTCATCTTTACCTTTTTTGTGAACCTGCTATTGCAGCTGTTGACATGGTCGCCAAGCTGAACGAGTTTGCAGCAACATTAGGCTACGGTGGTGCAGAAATTTTCCCCAAGCAAATATCTCGCGCCAATGAACGCGACAGAGGCAACTGGATCAACCTTTGCTATTGGGATGGTGACAAGAGCGAACGCTACGCAATCCACAAAGGCAAACCCCAAAGCCTAGAGCAGTTTCTTGACCTAGCTGAAAAGAAGCGCACGACCTATGAGGCTCTTGAAAATTTTAGTCCTGAGCTGACAAATAAGTTTGAGGATGGTCCACCTTGCCTTCAGCACATAATGACAATGGGCTTTCCTGAAGGTGGAAGAAACATCTCTTTGTTCAATGTGGGCGTTTATTACCGCAAGAAGAACCCAGACGATTGGCAAGAAGATCTGATGAGGTTCAACTATGAGCACCTGCCTGAGCCTCTACCATCAGGCGAGGTCAATGGCCTAATTAAATCAGTCTCAAAAAAAGAATACGCATACACCTGCAAGTCAGCACCAATCTGCAACTATTGCGAGAAGTCTAAGTGCATGAAGCGTGAGTTCGGCATTGGTGGGGTTGGTGGAGGCCAATCAATAGAGATTGACGCAATCACGAAATATGAAACTGAGAACCGCTCGTCAGTGCGTTGGTATATTGAGATACAAGGTGAGCGCATTGAAGTCACGACCCAGCAGTTGCTTGATCAGCGTCAGCTGCAAAGGCTGTGTATTGAAAAGCTGAACAAATGCCCTAGCACAATGCCTGTTCAAAGGTGGGAGCAACGCATCAACGAGTTGCTGAGCACTGTTGAGGTGATACAAGATCCCGACGATGCATCGCCCCAAGGTCAATTTGAAAAGATGCTTGACAGCTTCTTGACTGGTAAGGTTCAAGCTCGCCATCGTGATGAGATCATGAACGCAAAGCCATGGCACGACTCGGACGAGGAAAAGGTTTATTTCCGCTCGGAGGACTTGTTCATATATCTGGACGCAAGACGTTTCCGCTACCCATCACAACACCAAATTTGGTCTTGGCTCAGAACGCTAGGAGGCGACAGAAAGACTTTCCGCATCAAACAAAAACCAGTTAAAGTATGGTCAGTGCCAGCACCAGAGTTTTACGCAGACGATGATGAGCTGGAGATCCCGAGTGCAGTGACGGAGGAGTTTTGATGCATTATATAAAGTTATATGAAAAGTTTGTTGACTGTGATTTTTGCGGACAGCAAACACGTGGCAGAGTTTACGACGACGAGCCTGAGAAGGCATATTGTGGATCTTGTAACAGAGTCATAGTTGAGAAAGGAATAAACAGTGAGAAGAGTGCAAATCATATTAGGTCCACCAGGAACTGGAAAGACCACGACCCTACTGAGGATAGTTGAAGATGCACTCAGTCGAGGCATACCACCCGAGCGCATAGCTTATCTTGCATTCACCCGCAAGGCAGCCAATGAAGCGCAGGAACGCGCCATGGCACAGTTTGGTTTTGACGAGGGGAGATTCCCATACTTCAGAACACTTCACTCTTTGGCTTTCAAAATGTTAGGTCTGCAAAGAGACGAGGTTATGACCAATGCGCACTATCGCAAACTAGGCAAAGCATTGGGGGTTGAATTCAAGGGCATTTACGACGAAGATATAGGTATCCACACTGGAGATGGCCTTGGCGATAAATGCTCAAGAATTGAATCATTGGCACGTGTCGGTCTGCGTTCAGTGCAAGATCAATATCACCTCACCCCAACGAATGATCTGACCCTCCATGCAGTCAAGCAATATCACTCAGCACTCGCAACCTACAAAAGAGAAAACTCGCTCCTCGACTTTACGGACATGCTCCAGAACTACAATGTTACGCTCCCAGTGGACATCTGCATTTTTGACGAGGCGCAAGACTTATCAAGCCTCCAATACCGCATGGCAATATTGGCCTCCCAACAGGCATCTGAAGTCTACATAGCTGGCGACGACGATCAAGCAATCTTTGGTTGGGCTGGTGCTGATGTTAACAAGTTCCTAAATTTAAAAGGCGACAGACTCGTCTTGCCCCAGAGTTACCGCATTCCTCGTTCAGTTCACCGCATGGCCTCAAATGTTGTCGGTCGCATCAAGCACCGCTACCAAAAGCCATGGTCGCCCAAAACCGAGGAAGGCACAGTTGACTGGATAGCCGAGGAGCAGCAGATTGATTTTAAGAATGAAGGCACATGGCTCTGCATGACTCGCTCAAAATATCTCTTGAACAGATATCGCCAAGCAGCTCGTCAACAAGGCTTTGCATATTCTTACAATGGTCAGCACTCTCTTGAGTCAGAAGAAACAAAAGCCATTATGAGTTGGGAAAGGCTCCGCAAAGACAAAAAGATCCCTTTACATGAGGCCAAGAATCTCATACAGTTCTTTGGGTTCAATGTCAAACTTGAACGTCAAGAGACTTATGGGTTGAGTGATTTGGGATTGCCTGAGGACGCAAAGAACATTGATTGGATGAGCATGTTGCGTGGCATTGCACCCGACGAGCGTGAATATCTGCGTTCGTGCTTACGCAATGGAGAAAAGTTTTCTGACAAGCCTCGCATAACAATCTCAACAATCCACCAGTCCAAAGGTGGTGAGGCTGACAATGTTGTGTTGACAACTGACATGGGCAAGCTGAGTTGGGAAAACTCGCACACCGACGAGGAGAACAGAGTGTGGTATGTTGCGTTGACAAGAGCACGCAAAAACTTGTATTTAGTGCGACCCAGAAATTTGAGACATTATGTGCTATGATGTAAGTGATTGAAAACAATGAAAACAAAAATCAGAATCTTCAAACTTTTTTGTTGCCTTATCTGTCAAAAAGAGAGATACTAACAAGACTGAGAAAGGAAAGGAACAAACCATGAAAGCATTTGCTATCGACTACAAACAAAACACAATCCGTGCATTCAGCTCTAAGAGCGTTGCTCAAAAGATGGGTAATGGATTGGTTGTTTTCAGCTCTGTTGACGAGTTGCTTGAAAACCGCAATACCACAAACCAAGGCATTGTCAGAGTTTACAACAACAACACAAAAGTCGCAGTGAAAAGGTTCTCTGACACCCGCACAGGTGCAGCGAGGCTTTTAAAATTGGCTCAAGACATTCCTGTCGAAGCCACACCCTTTGAACACATCAATGGAAAACAAGGAGAAAAACCAGTGGATGCTATCACTGATAATGTCGTTGAAGTAAAAGTTAAGTCAGTCAATGACAAAAAGAAGCGTGGCCGTGCGTCAGGCTATGAGGGCAAGATGATAAAGGCAACTTGTGATAAGAACCCTCGTCGTGAGAACACTCATGGGTTCAACTCAATGGGAATATTGCTGAACGCAGATGGCCCAGTGTCATACGAAGATTATCTGCACGCAGGTGGTCGTCGTCAAGACCTCGCATGGGATATTGAAAAAGGCTACGCAAAGGTGGTGGGCTAGTGCCCTGCCGCCGATGCTTCATGCCGACCTTGACTGACCTTGAGATTAACTTGCTCTTGAGGTTGGTCAAGGATTCTTCGTTCCCGATGGAACAAGGCTACCCACCCGCAGTGACCACCCACGCAGTGGCAAAAAGAACAGAACGCAAGCTAGAGAAAATGCTTGAGCATAGTGAGACGGAGTTTGAGACATGAGCAACCCATTTGTATACGGAGCAGGTCTGGCAGGACTTTTAGCAGGGCACATGCTCAGGTCGCTCAACCCTAAGATAGTTGAGTCCCAAGACTCGTTGCCGAACAACCATGGTGCACTTCTGCGCTTCCGCACTGACAAGGTTGCCCGAGCTTGCGCCATACCTTTTAAAAAGGTCAAAGTCCAAAAGGCAATCAAATACGATGGCAAGCTGACAACAACACCAAATTTGTTTTTGAGCAACTTGTATTCGCAAAAGGTCACAGGCACAGTCCTGAACAGATCAATCAACAATCTTGACCCTGTTGAGCGTTACATTGCGCCATGGGACTTGATCTCGCAGATGGCAGAGCCTCTGAAAATCGGTTACAGCTTTGAGCTAGCCAGTGAGAAAATTCACAGCCTTGTTATTAACAACACGCCAATAATCTCAAACATACCAATGCCCGAATTGATGCTCATTGTTGATTGGCAAGACCGACCCGAGTTCCC